AGATCACTCATACTGACCACTCTCTTTCGTTTCTTCCTGAGTTTGATTTAACTGTTTTACCAGTAAGATGAATAAGCCCTAGAACTCTCATCTCGTTTAAGCGTCTAGCGACTTGGTTGCCATCTAATCCAGACAACGAAGCTATCCCATCCTTACCTAGCGCACCATGAGTTTTTAGGCAGTCTAGGATGATCTGGTAATGCTGAGCGACTACTGGTTTAATAGCCTCTGCTGCTTCAAAAGAAGTTATAGGGTCTGTAGTCCTAACTCTTGGGAAGTCAGGAAAGATTCTGTCAAACATTCTTTTATAGTCCATTATTTTCTCCTTGAGGTGAACCCTACTCGCTGCGTCTGCGCTCATACGACCGATAGATTCCACAGCATCCGCTTTCGGGTTCGTTAACATTAAATTTTAAAAAGGGGCATCTTCAAAATCATCTCTTGGAGAACGCTTTGTAGGTGCTTTAGCTTCTTTCTGATCTTTAGCTTTAACAGACAAAGACATGAACTTAGTTCCATCTTTGCCCTCTTTTAGCCATGCGCTAATCCAGAAATCTACACCCTCTACATTGAGTGACCCTTTGTAGTGGGGAAACTTATCATCATCCCTGCGGTCGTTCTTCCATAACGCACCACGATTTTCATTGTTGTATTCCATTTATAACTCCTTAGCCTTTTTCAAAGCACTTCTTACTTTACTAGGAAGCAAAGTCCACAGAGCAATCTTTTGCTGATCGTCTAGGTTCTCTGATTCCAACTTCACCCAAGCTGCCCTAGGTTCTTCTTTATCACAGAGAGAAATTAAATCCATTGCTAACTCTCTGAGATAATTCTGTTCATCCTCTGGGATGTTGTCCATTGCACCCTGTGTAGGTGTGATGATTACTTCTTTGATCGGTGCAGAGGAGTCCAGAGCATCATGCTCAACGATCTCCATTGCTGTTACCCAGAGATAACGTCTTGTGTAGGTTTCTACTGCGCCAAGATTCTGAATGGGATGGCAGCCTTTGAGGTTAGCATCAGCCATTGGTGAAGTGATGATGATGTTTGTACCATCGTCTGTGTCTGTGATTGTCAGGCTTGCAATCTCTGAATCGTAAGAGACTACGCCACACAGACCAACCTCGTTAAAGATTGAATTGATCGTGGGGATAAAGTCACCAAGTTCAAAGTATGAATAGCCAGCAAACTTATTGTGGCCTGACTTCTTGAGTGGTGCGTTTTGCAACATGATTCGTGCTTGCATTAACTTCTTATGTACCATTTGAATTTCCTTGAGTTAAATATTCTTCAATCATTGCTTCTTTATCTTCTTCATAGAGATCGCCAAACTCTACAAAGTGGTTTTCTCCACAGCATGAGCCGTAGGTCTTAGGTTCAGTACAGTAGCAACAGTAAAGTGGCCCTGTTAAATCCTTGATTGCGTCTTGTCTTGTCATTGGATTCTCTGAATTTGCTTGGCTACAAGCCATTTATCACCTAAGTGCCTAACTGACCTTACCCATTGCTTTTGGTAGCCTCTAATGACCTCTGGAGGGGCATCGTAGGTAGCAAATATCTTACGAACGTGGACTAAGAATCTTGTGTTCATTCTTGCCTCGCTTTCAGCATTGCGTCTGCAATTTTGTAAGCGTTACGAGAAACATCACCCTCATGGCTGTGTTTGCTAACAAGTGTTTGCATAGCCTTAGCTGCGAAATAGTCACGCAAGGTCATGCCGTGTTCGTTGTCTGCTAAATCAAAGTGCATAGCAGGAAAAGCTGGTATGTTCATGTTGACCACCATGCAACCAGTAAAACTGCCATGCCAACACCGATTGATATTGCTGTAACGTAATCCATAATTTTCTCGAAGTTCATTTTGTTTCCTTAAAAAGACCCACTTACGATTTGTTGTGGGCTGACGCAAGTATAACGCAAATAAACGAAATGTTTAAAATATTTTCACAAAGCGTTTACTTTTATGAATTTTGTTGTTATGATGCAACTATGAACAAACAAGATCAAATCCAATCAGACAAAGAATTGATAGCACTTTTAGGTGGAACTACCATGCTTGCAAAAAAGCTAGGTATTACATCTAAGCAAAGAATTAATAACTGGATGACTAGGGGAATACCCGCATCCATCAAATTGGCTTACCCAAAACTTTTTTTAAACAAAAGAATTAAGAAATGACTAAGTTGTGTGCCGATTGCAATCAGGAAATAACTGGTAGAGAACCAAGTGCTAGATTTTGTTGGGGATGTTCTAAGTTAAGACCTAAAAAGAATGGACAAGCACAAGCTGCATATCAAGTTAATAAAGCAGTCAGAAATGGTATTCTTCCATCTGCATCTACATTGATTTGTGTAGATTGTGGCAAACCTGCCCAATGCTATGAGCATAGAGATTACAACAAACCGCTAGAAGTTGTACCGACTTGCAAAGGTTGCAACACTCGCAGAGGCCCAGCTATTCCATTAAACCAAGAAACAAATGACACAAGAAGCAATAATTAAAGCCCTCCAGAATGGCCCACTTACTTCACAAGAAGTCTGTGACTTAACAGGGATGCACAAATCATCTGTGCTGTCCACAGCTAAGAAACTACGCTACAAAGGTGATCTAACCACAGAGGAGGTTCAGGTTGGTCGCTACAGAGTGGCTAAGTACACTCTTGCTGACCACTTGATTGAGAACAGACCAAAAGACGAAACTCGCTGCTTACTGAACCCTTTCGACATTCGTAACGCCAAGGGCATCTTTAGCAAATCAGAGTATGCCGTAATGAACGCACAAGCTAAACGATTGCTTGGCAGACCAAGACCTGCGAAAGAGATTACCAACAATCAATTTATTTGATACAATGTTTTGAAACACGGCTAGTTCGGACTAATTACCCGACACGAAAAGCGAACCTCCCGCCTGCCGATTGTTTCTTTCTGGAGGGTTTGCGAGGATGCAGAAATGCACTACTATCAGTTTCACATAGGTGACTACAAGAGTCACACGCACCATCTTTCTCATTACGAGGATTTGGCTTACAGACGTTTGCTTGATTTCTACTTCTTGCATGAGCAACCAATAAAGCATAGAGATATTGCTCGTCAGATTGGTATGCGTGACCATGAGGAAGATGTAATGACTGTCCTCAATGAGTTCTTTATTTCAACACCAGAAGGTTTTGTTAATCCAAGGGCTGACAAAGAGATTAAGCAATACAAAGAGTTCTCTGCTGCTGGAAAACGTGGGGCGGCTAAGAGGTGGGGAACACCCCCTAATGAGGAGGCTAATAGCCCCCCTAATGCTACCCCAATAGCAACCAATAACCATAAACCAATAACCAATAACCAAGATAAGAAGACACTCGGCAAACGCCTCGCCAATGATTTTTCTTTTCCATTGGAATGGGAGCAGTTTTGTAAAGAGACAAGGCCAGAACTTCACCCCACCAGAACCTTTGATCAATTCAAAGATTATTGGATAGCCCAAGCTGGTCAGAAAGGTGTAAAGCTAGATTGGTTTGCTACTTGGCGTAATTGGGTGAGAAACACTAATGCACCAAAACTTAATCCTGCTGACATTGGTAGGGTCACAGTTCCACCATCAAATGAGCCTGATGCGGCTTTAGAAAAGATTAAGGCTGATGACAAAAAAGCAGCACCAATTCCGCTTGAAGTTTTGGCAAAAATGGCTGAGTTAAGGAGAAAGGCATGATCCACTATCACGGCTTGCCAATTACTCCATTAACAGCCTCTGTCAAAGCAATTGAAAATGGTCATGCGTTTGTTTCGTTTGCTCATTCTGACCAACTTTCAACAGCAATTGAGGTGTGTCAGTCCTTTGCGATAGACAATGGAGCATTCTCTGCCTGGCGATCTGGGAATCCAATCCAAGATTGGCAACCTTTCTACGATTGGTCACTAAATCTCAAAAAAGTCCCTTCTTGCGACTTTGCGGTAATTCCTGACGTTATTGATGGAACTGAAGCAGACAACGATGCCTTGCTAAAAGACTGCCCGCTGCCGACATGGTTTGGCGCACCAGTTTGGCATATGCATGAATCACTTGAGAGACTTGAACAACTTGCAAACACCTATTTGCGAGTCTGTATTGGTAGCTCTGGGGAGTTTTCTACAGTAGGAACATCAAACTGGTGGGTCAAGATGAGTCAAGCCATGAGAGTCATTTGTGATGACATGGGAAGACCTGCTTGCAAACTGCATGGTTTAAGAATGTTAGACCCTGCAATTTTCACCAAATTACCATTTTCATCAGCTGACAGCACAAATATTGGCAGAAATGTTGGTATTGATGTGCATTGGAAGCATGGGAATTATTTGCCACCAACTAAGGAAGCAAGAGCGCAAGTCATGCGTTCTAGGATCGAGGCATTTAATGCCCCTTCTCAATGGAATTTTTATCAACCAATGGAACAGGAAACACTTTTATGATTTTTGCTTTAATTACATATTCCGTGGCAATGATTGCCGCAAACCTTTTGGTGGCTACATTTGGGCCAGCAATCAGCCCAATAAACGCTTTTTTACTAATTGGATTAGACCTTACATTGCGTGATTGGCTTCATGTTCGACTCAAAACATGGCAAATGGGAGGCTTGATATTGGGAACAGGTGCTTTAACCTATTTGTTAAACCCTGCGGCAGGAATGATTGCAGTAGCTTCTGCGGTCTCGTTCTTAGTGGCGGCTTTGGTAGATTGGGCAGTTTTTGTAAAAACCACAGGCTCATGGATCAAACGAGCCAATGTTTCAAATACTGCTGGCGCTGCCGTTGACTCTTTGCTTTTCCCAACTATTGCGTTTGGCGTTTTGATGCCTGAAATTGTTGCACTTCAGTTTGTAGCCAAGGTTTCTGGCGGTGCTATTTGGTCTTATGTTTTAGAGAAAAAACTAAAAAATGTCCCACTTTGAAGCAATGAGACTGCTAGACAAGGTTAAAGAGGGTGTTCCTTACCCTCTCCACCTGATAAACAAAGCTTTAGAGCTTACTGGTGACCTAGAGTAAACCCCTAT